ATCCTGCCCCGGATGCAGACCCAGCCGCTTGGGGTATCTATGGTGGCTTCAGTATCTGTTGGCGTTTTGGTCACAGGTGTAGTAGCTTACGGCTATATTGGGTCGGTTCTGGTCTGGAGCGTTATTGACGAGTCCCAGACCCCTGTTTGGGTCCCAATAACAGATACTCAGGCACCTGCGTGGTCTCCGGTGGACGACAGTGAAACCACTGTTTGGACCGAAATACCGACTTAGGAGTTAACTATGGCTACCACATATTCTTCAACATTAGGTTTTGCCCTGATGGCGACGGGTGAAAACTCCGGTACTTGGGGCACTACGACCAACACCAACCTTTCCCCGCTTATTGAATCCTCCATCTGCGGGCGTACCACGGCCAGCTTTACTTCCGACGCCAACCTGACCATCTCCATTACGGATGGCGTAGACAGCACTGGGCGCTACTACATCCTCAACTGCACGTCGGTTGGCTCGCTCACGGCGACCCGTGACCTCATCTGCCCCCTTCGCGCAGGCAAGACTTACCTAGTCTACAACGCCACTTCTGGTAGCCAGTCCATCCGGGTCATTGGTTCTTCCGGTACCGGTATTACAGTACCGAGTGGCAACAAGGCTTTTGTCTACTGCGACGGGACTAATTTCGTTCAGGCTATTGATTGGATGGGTAACCTTACGCTTGGTGGCACCCTTGGTGTCACCGGCACCCTGACCGGCGCTGCGGCTAATTTTAGCGGCTTACTCACCACTTCCGCTGCGTCGGGCAATGCCTCTTTTACTTTGAAGAACTCTTCTCTCAGCGGGAAGGATTGGTCTTTCCTCGCAACTACCTCTTCGGGTGAAAGTGACCTTGGGCTTTATTACGCCGGAACCGGGGCGGGAACCAAGGTCACTATTACGAATGGCGGTCTTGTCGGCATCGGCATGACGCCGAGCAACATTCTGGATATTACGCAGAACCAGAACGCTGGAAGCAAAGTCGTTTTGCTTAATTCAAATGCAAGCGGGTCAGCATCATCGGCGTTTCGCGCGACCAACGGCGATAACAATTTTGAATTATATTGCTTGGGAACTGGATTTACAACGACTGGCTGTTGGCAAGCAAATAAAGGCCTTTTGGTTGGATCGTATGATGTAATTATATCGTATGGCGCAGGCGGTGGCTCTCGTAATTTATTGTTTGCTAACAGCACCACAGAAGTCGCCCGCTTCGACACCACGGGGGCACTGACTGTCGGCACAACCACTGTCTATAACGCCGCAAAGATTTCCACTAACGGAAAGATTGCTGCGACTGGAAGTTTTGGTAATACAAAAGTATATAGCGGCAGCATCGCTGCGGCTACGGCGACGACAATAGGGACGGTCACAGCGTCTGTTGATAATCTACAATCGTCGGTAAAGCTAAAAGTATCAGCGTGTATAAACGATAGTAATTCCGGTTATTGCAGTGTCTACGAAGAATGGAACATCATATACGGCTCTTTTGGCGGCAGCTATAGCGGCGGAACGCCGGTAAATATGTCCAGATCACAATTTAGCATCAATGCCGGTGTGGCTGCCATTACCACTACAATTACAACCGTTCTTTCGGGAACGACACTTGTTATTAAAGTTACCGCTAATAGTTCTGGAGCGGTAGGTGTTACCAACGCAAATGTCATGGCCCAAATGGAATTGGTTGGTTATGCGTATAGTAACCTAATTGCTTAAAAATATAGACGGCGCTACAGGAGGAAATAATATGAAACCTATGACTGAAAATCAGTTGGCATCTGTCAAATACCTTGTTGAACAGTTGACGCCTATTCAGGGCGACGAAGCTATTGCCGCCCGCTTGGCTGAAATTCACGCAGAACCGGGCCGCGAGCCGGGTCCAGACTGCGGGTGCCGTAGCTGTGTTGAAAAAACAAATGGAGAAACCGTTTAATGCAACTCGACCTCACCATCGACCAGATCAACATTATCCTGAACGCACTGGGCAATGCCCCGTATATTCAGGTCGCCCCGGTGATTGCCGAAATCCAGAAGCAGGCCGCGCCGCAGATTCCATCCAACACAGCCCCGGAAGCCCCATGAAAAAGACCCTGATCGTCCTCGCCCTCTTCGCCACAACCCCGGCTGACGCCTCGCCGTCCCTTGCCATCTGCCACACGCCCTATGCCCTCTGCGCCTCCAGCGCGACGGTGGCGGTACCCGGTAAGACGGTAAAGGTTAACGGCAACACGTTCCCCATGGGTGTCTCAGTATGCCCAGTCCTCAAGGGCGAGAGCATTGCCGACCTGAGCCTGATGAACGGCTCCTGTAAGGCCCCCAAGGGCAAAGTCTGGTCCTTGTTCAGTAACGCCACAACCTACCCCGTCGCTCCGACGTGGGCACCCGCCGCCGTCGTGGTCCGCACCTTTACCAGCACGTCTAAGCCGGGTGGCGGGTTCTCCAACATGTGGTCGATGATCTGCACAGTACGCCCCAAGCCAGTAAACGGCGCGACCTTGGCCGACTGCGTAGGCCCCATGAACGAAAGCCCGTGGACATCGACCACGGTTCCTCCGGGTGCTAAGATTGGCACTGCGGCTCCTGTAGGCTTCCCGAACCCGGTTGGGGGTAATTTCCCCTAATGCCCCTCATTAAGCTGGAGTTCAGGCCCGGTGTTGATCGTGATGCCACTGCCTACTCTAGCGAGGGAGGTTGGTACGAGATCAACCTTGTCCGGTTTCATTCAGGTTTCCCTGAGAAAATGGGCGGGTGGGTTAACAACGCTATCGGTGTGTTCTTGGGCGTCTGCCGCCAGATGTTCAACTGGGTTACGTCCTACAACGACAACCTCCTGTTCATGGGCACGAACCTCAAAACCTACCTAGAGGCAGGTGGCAATTACTACGATATCACCCCGCTGCGGGCGACTACGCCCACGCTTTCAACCCCGAACACCAACAATTGCGTCAATACCCTTATCACTTCCACCACGGTTACCATCAAGCTTGGCACGCCTCACACCGCCACCACAGGTAATTTCGTAACGATCTCGGGTGTTGTGGGCCCCATTGGCGGTATCCCGCAAGCCTCTCTAAACGGCAACTTCCAGATTACCGTGCTGAACAGCACAGACTTCACTATTGTCGTAGACACGGCTGCTACCTCCACCGTGGTTAATTCCGGCGGTGTGGTTATCGTTATAAGCTTCGAGATCAACACAGGTTATGCTTCCACCACACTCGGCTATGGTTGGGGCACCAGTACGTGGGGTAGAAGCACTTGGGGTTCTGGCTCTACCTCGCCCGTATACCTGCAGCAGCGGGACTGGTTTGGGGATAATACCCGCAACGATCTAGTCTTTAATATCCGCAACGGTGCCATTTACTACTGGGCGCGCGGTGTGTTGGCTGACCCGGCTACTGCCCTTGGTACTCGCGGCGTTCTCCTAAGCTCTATCGCTGCCGCTTCCGACGTGCCGCTTCAAGCTATGCAGACGATGGTTTCCCAGCAAGACCAGCATGTCTTGGCCTTCGGCTGCACTACTTATGGCGCTACTACCTTCGACCCCATGCTTATCCGGTGGTCCAACCAAGACGACCCCGGCAACTGGACGCCGTCGCCCACCAATTCCGCTGGTTTCCTTCGTCTCTCTCGCGGCTCCATGATTGTCCGCGCTCTTTCCACTCGTCAGGAAATCTTGGTCTGGACCGACTCCAACCTCTATACTCTCCAGTTCCTCGGTACCGCTGATGTGTACGGGGTTCAGGAGTACTCTGACAACATCTCCATCATGTCCCCCCGCGCCTGCGCCTCGGCGTCTAATGTCACCTACTGGATGGGCAAGGGTAAATTCTATTCTTATTCCGGTGCCGTAGACACGCTGCCTTGCACCCTGCGCCAACAGGTATTTGCCAACTTTAACTACAACCAGTCCGATCAGGTTGTCTGTGGTACGAACGAGCAGTGGAACGAGATTTGGTGGTTCTACCCCAGCCAGAACGCTACGTGGAATGATAGCTATGTGGTGTATAACCACGCTGAGAAAGTCTGGTACTATGGAAGTCTTTCCCGCACGGCGTGGCTAGACAGCTCTCTTCGCGCCCACCCGATGGGTGCCTATACCTCAGAAGCCGCGATAACCACATCTGGTACTCTTTACGAGCATGAGAACGGTCTGGACGCCAACGGCGTGGCCATGGATGCTTATATCGAGTCCTCTGACTTTGATATTGGTGACGGCGACCAGTTCATGCTGACCCGTAGGATTATCCCGGATATCGACTTTTCTGAATCCACCTCTTCTACGCCCACGGCTTACATCACCCTCTACTCGCATCGGACCCCCGGTTCGACTTACTTATCCAATGCTTCCGACACTAAGAGCGTGGTATCGGATTCGACTATTACCTCATACACGACGCAGGTGTTCATACGGT